CGGTCGCCATACTGTGTCTTCATCACAAACGTACTGAGCACGCCGAGCTTCTTGAGGTCAGCCATCTGCGTAAGCTCGATGGACTTAGCCGTGACCGTATATGCGCGTGGGCGCTCTACTACGGTCTCAACAGTCTCCTCAAAGGGATTGACTGGTGCGGCCTCAGCCGTCTCAACGCCGTCTACGTGCATACCCTGAACTTCGGCGTTGTTAAGTTCAGTTGCGATGTTGTTCTGTGCAGCTTCAGCTGCGATCTTCGTCTTGCGAGCCATAATTCTTATTCGCTTTTGAAGTGATGCTCCCTTCCCACCGTGGGTCGGGTAGCGGCGGTCCTTAGAGCGGACCATACTTGGTGAACCGAAGTCAATCGGCGGTACCTGCAGTTCCGTGCAGGCGGTAGAGACGTGGCGATACTTCGCACCGGCAATGTAGAGGCCGGGAGGATGGCGAAGGCGGAGCCACGGACGGCAGAAAGCCCCGACAGGGAATAACATCCAAGATTCGGCCGTAGGCCGCAAGGGTTATAACCGGATGGCAACCAGCCGGATGGCCCCACCGGGATGCAGGCAACAGCCCACACCCCGATAGGGAATAACATAAAACACTCGGCGAAGCCGGCTAGAAGATGCGGTACACCTGACGGCAGAGGTACAGGCGGGCACACAGGAGAGGGTCGGAGATGCCGACGTAGTGACAGACGGAGACGACAACGTTCAGCGCTCTGGCCTCAGCTCTTGTTCCATAGTTGCCATCTTCCCTCAGGCTATCCAGAGCAATAGCACCATTACGCAGGATGCTGGCCTTGTTGTGGTAAGGACCATTCTGGAAGATATGGGTCAGCCACAGAGCACCATTCTCCTTCTTTCTTATGCGGAAGATGAGGTGTGCGATAGCACCACCCATCAGGACATAGAAGGAGGGAAGAGAGCTTGCTGTCTTCCTCAGGAGACCATACCTGCGTATGCGATTGTCTAGGACATCACGTAGAAGCGTAGCCTTCTTCTGGCTGGGCTGTGCCCATTTAATGATTAGACATAGGACGAACTGCAGGATGCGTGCCTTGCTCATCAGCTTGACGATGGCTTCGTAAGCAAGGCGATAGTTTACGACTGCGCTATCCTTGGTGCCGGCATTAGGAATGGCGGTCTTAGCTGCGTTGATGATAGCGGTGATCTCGTTGTTGATGTTCAGAGTATTCATATCTGTAGGTGTTGTGCCGTTAGGCGGTTATTGTTAAGTATGGGGGAGGCTTTAGCCCTCCTCCCCCATCAGGGCGTTAGAATGGGAGATCACGATCTGGATTCTGAATCCTGAAGATGTGCTCATCAAATATCTCGACATCCCACTTGAGGGCTCTAGCCAGGTGATTCCGGTCGAGTCTCTTATGGACCGCGATACGCAGTACCTTTATGATATCATCGCTTGTAGCGTGCTTACGCATAAAGTTAGCTACGTAAGGGATAGTCTTGAGGAGAGTTATAGCTAGCTCCATCTCCTTCCTGTTGCTGTCGTAGTTGGCATAGTAGTTGTCATCTATGCTATCCAGTACGCTGGATGTCGATAGGACTTCGCCCATCTTCTCGAAGAGTCTATCTGGATCGTAGAATACGCTTTCCGTGTTCATAATCGCGTTGTTATTATAGGGTTAGTATGAAAGCCACCTCCCCCGAGGTGGGGAAGGTGACTGCAGTTATTAGAAGGGGAGAGCGTCTGCTTCGTAGAAGCTGGCGTGGAAGTTGTCATCAACTTCGAGACGCTCCATCTCCTCGTAGTCCTCGGCGGTCAGACGCTCACCGGTGTAACCGACCTCGTATTCACCGGTCTCTTCATCGAAGAACACCTCGAACTCATCCGACATGAAGGCTGACTCTCTCGCCATCTCCTCAGCGGCGATATCTGCATTCTGAGTTAGCTCCATATCGAGGTCCAGCCAGTAGTCCATCTGAGCCATCCCACATAGCTTGCCGTAGAGGATGCGATACTCTTCCTCAGTAGCAAACATACTAATGCCTGCCATAAGGTCCCTATCTCTCGCTTCAGCACTGTCAAGGACGATCTTCTCGACCCATCCCATAGACTCTTCCTCGTCAGTGTCATAGTAGAGGCATTCCTCAACACGACTGAATGAGTAGATGCGCTCAGCAAGCTCAGCATAAGAAGAGCACCAAACGTTAGACAGAAGGACGGACGATTCACGGAGGTTCTTGATTGCTTCCATTGTAGTAAGGTGTTAGGAAGTGAAACAATAAGGATGAACACCACCCCAACCAGGATGGCGTACGACAGATTAACAAGGCAACAACAGCTAAGTATAGCTGTAGCATCAGCTACAGACATCACCCACAGAAAGACAGAAAAGGCGGAGAAGAGTCCAGCCCACCTCATCGGTAAGCCCCCACCTCACGCCTTCCCATCAGAGCCGTCATCACAATAGCTATTCTGGGTGTTGTTGCCTTGATCACACGGAATGCCGTGCGCAGAGAAGAGGTGTATTATCTCCTGAGGAAAGGAGAGTGGTAATACACCCTTGATGTGGAGTGTGGATATATCCTTGCTGAGCTGCACACTGGACTCTGTGTCCGCGGCTCTGTTGACCTGGCCAGCGTCCTGCACTGGTGAGGTCTGTGGTGCGAGCTATGACGTGTGTCGCTCGCTATGCTCAGCGGTGGGGTGCCCACATTCGTTGTGGTACCCATCGCTCCCTGACAGGGAATAACATATACCACCGGGGGTACCAACCAGGATCGTCAGAGGCGGGAGGGGTCCGAAGCGGGAGCTGTTAGCGCAAATAAACTGACCGATTTTCAAATTTTTTTCTGGTATTTTTTTTGTAACCCTAAATCGGAGGTCATCAATAAGATTGGTATGAGTATTCTAGTTGAGGAAGAGGGAGTGGATGCACTTAGTGGTCTTGAGTGGGTGCTGTGTAGGTGCCGGACTTAGCGGTATGTGCGGTGTGGCTGAGGTGTAGTGGTGTTGGTGTTTTGGTTGAGGAGGGTGCAGGCTATCCTGAGTATTTTGATTGAGGAGGAAGAAGTATGTATCTTTGGTGTGAGAAGTTTCGACATAACTGTTTGGTATTTATCGGTTAGATACGCGTTGCCCGGGATGGGTAGCGCGTATTTGTTTTATGTGTACCTTTGTGTTGCTGGGTTTTGAGCTTTTTCCCAGCACATCATATTTCCATTGGTTTATAGTTAAGTATTGGTACGCGTTGTCTGTGAAGATAGCGCGTATCGCTTTTATGCATATCTTTGCGGTAGGGGAGTCTTCCCCTCGTGTGTGCCATTGTTTGTATGCATCATCTCTATATGGGGTGGTGCATACTTCTTTGATATGTATTATCTTTGTGGCGGTAGGTAATTGGCTTCATATTGATTGTTTAGTTAGGGTTACATGCACTGCTCCTCGGGGTGGTGCATGTTCTCGTATAAAGGTGTATCTTTGTGGTGTTGAGTCTCCCATACTATTTAGGTTAGTTGTTAAACTGGGTCTGCGCATCACTCTCATGGGTGGTGCGCATATCTTTTGTACCTTTGTGTCGTGGATATAATAGGTAAATAGCTAATCAAGTGTATGCTTGATTTTGGTACGCACTGCCTGGGAAGGTGGTGCGTATTGCTTTTGGGTATCTGAGGAAAGGGTGGTATCTTTGCTGTGTAATAAATCTTATCGTTATTCTTGGGTTGTGGGGTTAGCCCCATAATTTCCATTTCAAGTTTGTCTATCAGCTGTGCGCTACTCGTGAGAGTGGCGCATGGTGTTTTGGTAGGTTGGGGATTATATATACCTTTGCGGTGAAGGGTGGCGACCTTTCTGCATCGTATCTTATCTTTTATCTCTGCCCCTCGGGGCTTGGAGTGTGATCCAAAGGCTTGGGCCTAGCTGTGCTGGGTGGCGGTGCCGCGGTGGTTCGATTCCCCCACACTCTACACTGACTGGTACTGTAGGTACTCCTGACGGGGATAGGGTTTGATTCCCTACGGTCAGGTCTTATTACTGCTCTTTCCTCATGAGGAAGACAGCAACACATTGCGCTTGTAGGGGCCTATCCCCGAAGGCGATGGTCCGCAACTGATAGGTAGGTCAAGCGGATAGTGGTGTGAGATGGCGGCGATTCAGTGATCCGTTCGGTACACTTTATTACTCACAAATGGGGGACACCAAAGACCTGCCTAAGATCCCCTGCCAATACGAAGGTATATCAGGCTACCTTCGAGTAGAGGTCGGACGATGACACCGAGACCTCGCAATGACGCTCACCTTTCCATAGGGTGGGCGTCGCTCTTTTATACGCCACCACAATGTCCTCTTTCCTCAGGCCATATAGTTATGCCTTACCTTTGTGGCATAACATAGTACATACATATATGGCAAAAGATAATCAACCACAAATATCAGTACCTCTACGTGGTGCCGCTGACTCTACCAAGGTCAAGCGATTCTATAGTAGTGGTAATGGTTCTGTCAACACTACTGGGTTTGGCGAGTACATAAGCCAGCCTAACAACGTGGCTAACGATGGTGACACCGGTAACATCGTCTCTAAGCTAGCTAATGCTGGGGCTATAGGGTCTATAGGTGCTACACTAGCCGCTATCACCGGTAGGGTGGGTGTCAATGCTGCTTACTCTGGTGGTAAGACCCTTGTGAAGCCCATTGTGAGGGCTGGCTATGGTGTTGCCGCTGTAGGTAGGAATATCGCTGATAGGGTCATGAGGAAGGAAGTGATAGTACCTATTGCCGAGCGTGCCACTCAATATGCAGATAAGGCTGAGAGGGCTGGCTCTTGGTTTGGTAAGGCAGCTAATGCTGAGGGAGCTATCGTCGGTGGTAAGGCTCTCAGGGAGGGTGCTAAGCTCGCTAAGTTTGCAAAGTACTCTAACATCGTTAAGAACTTCGGACCAGCGGCTACCGTTGTAAGCGCAGGGCTAGCGGCTCTAGCTGCCAATGCGTCACTACATGCAAAGTATGACCCTGAGAAGCTGCCCAGGTATCACACCGGTGAGATGGGTAGTGATGTCAAAGGCTATAGGATAGGTAGTCGTGCAGGACTTGTCAACCCAGACTTCGTAGGTGACAACATCGTGGGTGGTGCATCCAATTTCTCTAGAACTGTGCTCAGTGGAGGGCAAGAAGTGAAGGGGGCCATCAAGAGTGGTACTAAGGCTATCATGAAGTTCTTTGGAGCATCTGATGATACGGCAGAGAGTGTAGCTGGACCAACATCGAGCGTTTTTAGTACTGTGCTCGGAGGTCCGCTAGCTCTTGATGCTGTACACAAGCCTGTTGACAACTTCCTCAAGGGATACACTCCCGATGGCAATGTTGATCATGATAAGGTTTACGGCAAGGACACACGCGGTCGTATGATGGCAGACCTGTTTGTCCGAGCTAAGATGCGCGGTATGGAAGGTGTACCTAACTCTTACCTCGCTGTCAACTCAGCTGAGGAAGAGGCAGTTAAGCTCTACAAGGAAGGCAAGCTGGAGAAGGCTGCACTCGACCAGACACCTGCAGAGATCTTCTACAACCCATCAAAGGAGCGCGGCTATAACAAGGATCCTATGATGAACATGGCTGCTTACTACCCAGGTGATGACAGGTACCCAGTCTACATGCATACCCTCAGGCAGGCGTACGCTGAGAAGCACGCAGGTAACAACCCTAAGTCACCTGAGTATAAGAGGTTCGAGCAGGTCTTCGATAGCTATCTCTCCTCAACCGCTACTAAGCGAGGTGGCGAGAATGAGTCCATCAGAGACGAGATAAGGAAGGAAGCGTTTGACTACTATCACCAGAAGCGTAAGGCAGCTGCAGAGAAGCAGTATGAGCCTATCAAGAAGTAGAATGTAGTATCTTCGTATCATGATCTTGAATAGCAAGACGCTAAGCAAGGCGTTACGAGACCATTACATCGCGGTAGCCAAGACCTATGGCCTCTCTCCTCATGAGGTAGAAGCCATCTACAATGGGTACTGGGCCGCGGTAAAGGACATAATCAAAGAACGAAGCCCGAAGGCTGTGAACATCCACGGCCTGGGCGCATTTAGAAATAAGAAGAATGAAAGAAATCAAGACGAAGATGAAGGGCCTACTGATCAAGAGCTTTAAGCCCTCATTCAATCACGTGGTTGTCTCTCCTGTAGATGTGGACGTCCTGGCTGACTCAAAGTTCAAGGAGAGGAACATCATCATGAAGTACCTCGACCCTAAGATCACGCCTATGCGTGTTGTCTATGTGGGTACGAGCGTCAGGACCTGTGAGCCTGGAGATATCGTCCTTGTGAACATCATGAGGCATTTCCGCGGTGAAGGTGAGCAGGCCCACATCGAACTACCAGCCCTGGAGATCGGTGGCGTAGAATGTCTCATTGTTACCGAAGGAGACCTCTATGGTGTGGCTGAAGCAGAGATCCTGGAAACGGAGATCACATCGCAGAATGAGCTTGCGACAGCCGCTCAGCAGCACACCTCTAAGATAATTGTACCTGACAAGAGGATTATCTTATGATCAAGCTCTTCAAGAAAGAAGGGCTTGACATAGTGATCTCCGAGGAAGCCTACCTCCTAAAGCCGTTCGCCGATATCTGGAAGAAGGATAAGTCCAAGAATAAGGTCACGGCACAGCTGGAGCTGGCATTCATATACTTCTTTGCCGACCCCAGGTCAGAGTACCAGATGTACAATGATCCTGAGGAAAGGACAAAGATGATCGTAGAGGGTTTAGGGATGGAGTCCGGATGGGCCCCATCCCCTCTCGTTACAGAGGCTATCACATTCTATGAGTCATTCAAGCCCGTATCAGCTAAGCTACTGGATAGCACAAGGGGACTCATAAACAAACTCTCGGCATTCCTAGAGGAGATAGACTTCCACGCTGTGGATGACAAGGGTAAGCCTATCTATCAGCCGAACACTATCACTAATACCATCAAGCAGCTACCAGCCTTGGTGTCTACCCTTAACGAGGTAGAGAAGACCATGAACTCTGATATTGAGGAGAGCTCAGCTATCCGAGGTAGCATGAGGAAGGCTGTGGGTGAGGATGCCTTTGACTTTAGTGACGATGACGATTGAGCTTAATGAATATCAGACACCGCTAGAGGTCCTCACACCTGACATGCCTGAGGAGGTGAAGGAACAGATGGATGACTTCATTCAGTCTGTCCCCTTCATCCAATATCTCATAAGCCCACTCCGCAAGCGCGCTAAGGACCTCCCACGTGATGAGCGCGGTCGTATCATAGTAGACATAGCCCATCCTCACATCATTGAGGATATGGACTACTTCAGGCCCGCAGCCATACACTTCGAGAAGCACGGCTGTTACACCAAGCTCAAGCCTAATACCAACCCTTCGTCTCCCTTCGGGCAATGGCTCCGTGAGGAGACAAGGAGAGTCCTCGATGGCTACGTGCGAGAGTCTGATGGTGAGTGGATAACAGGTGATCTGTACTACTACCTCAACTACAGCCCCATCATGGTCTCTAGGATCAGAGAGGACCAGCCCGGTGTTGCTGACCGCGTGGAGGCATTTCCTGAGATGTGGGAGGGTGTGTACTGGAGATACCACTATCTACATCAAGCGCGTAACGGAGGTATGTACAATGCCTTCCAGGGTGGTAATCACGCCTTTGAGCTAGCTCGTCGTGGTGCAGGTAAGTCCTACTCTCTGGCCTCTCTAATGGCTAAGCGTCTGCTCGTCGGTGAGTCTAAGAAGGTTCAGAAGCGCGTGACTAGCGTGCTCCTCGGCTATATCAAGGAGTACCTACAAGACAAGGATGGTACGCTCTCTAAGTTTGAGCCGATGATGAACTTCGCTAGGTCTCATACTGAGTGGCCCAATAGTCTCGTGAGGAACAGCATGAGCGATATGATGTGGCGATGTGCATACGTCAATCCTCATACTGGAGCCGTAGAGGGTAAGAACAACGTCGTTATGGGGTTGCCTGTCAAGGACGATGACTCTAAGGCGCGTGGTAAGCGTGGCTGGATCTTCATCGAGGAGTTCGGTTCCTTCCCCTCCCTCATCGACCTGTACAACACAATCATGTACTCTGTTGAGGAAGGTGGTGTAACCTTCGCGCTTATCTATGGTGTAGGTACGGCTGGTTCTGATGCGTCTGAGTTCTCCTCAGCCCAGGAGATCATGTACCACCCTGTAGCGTACAAGGTCTACAACGTGCCTAATGTCTATGACAAGGCCACTGGTGGGACCAAGGATCGCTTCTGCTTCTTCTTCCCAGCATACGTCAATCGTAAGGGGTGCTACAATAAGGATGGCGTATCTGACGTGACTCTCGCTCTCTATGAGATCCTCATGGACAGGTACCGCATCAAGTACAGCACGACCAACCAGGACACGCTGATACGAAGGATAGCGGAAATGCCTATCGTTCCTCAGGAGGCTATCCTGCAGGTCAAGGCTAGCTACTTCCCTTCTCACGCGCTGAGAGAGAGGCTCGCAGAGATTGACAATGATCCTTCCTTCTACGCAGGTGTTATCTCCTGTGAGCTGTCGCGCAAGGGCTATGACGTGAGTGTGCATCCTGTCAGTGACCTGCCCATACGTAACTTCCCACTGCCAGACAATAAGTCTGCAGGGCATGTCGAGATCTTCGCTATGCCAGAGAAGGATGCTGATGGCAAGGTGCAGCAAGGTAGGTACATCGCTGGTATGGACCCATACGATAACGACCAGGCAGACACCTCCTCCTTAGGATCGTTCTTCGTGCTGGACTTATTCACTGATGAGATCGTATGTGAGTACACAGGTAGGCCTAGCTTCTCGGATGACTTCTACCGCACGTGCTGTGACATAGCTATCCTCTACGACTGCCGTATCTGCTATGAGAATAACAAGAAGGGTCTATTCGCCTACTGCTCAAGGTATAACCTCACACACCTCCTTGAGGATACCCTAGAGTTCCTCCGTGATAGAGACCTCCTCAAGGCTAGGCCTATTGGTAATGCAGCTAAGGGTGTGACCGCTACAGCCGGTATCAACGCCTACGCTAGGAAGAAGCTAGCTGAGTGGCTTGTCATGCCTGTGAGTGTCACGCGTCAGACAGATGAGGGTGAGGTCTATGATTATGAGATACCCAATCTCTGTCGGATAAAGAATCGTGCTCTTCTTCAAGAGCTGATAGCCTGGAACGACATAGGTAACTTTGACCGTGTGTCAGCGATGGGTATCCTCATGCTCTACCGCGAGTCGATGCTTATTAACTTCCAAGAGCATGATGAGGAGAAGCAAGAAGAGATAGATCAGAAGATGAGCTTCTTTGATCGCAATCTACGTGGCGGTAGGCGCAAACCTTATCTTTAAGCCTAAATAGTCTATCAGGGTTAGTATGAACGAAAAGAAACAAAAGGGTGGATTTCCTCAACAGAATCTCCCTAATAGCAAGAAGACACGTGACTGGTGTATCCAGTGCGTGGACTGGGCGAAGGGTACATCCTCTGTGGTTTCCTCATCGTCCGTAAGACACAGCATCGCAAGGAAGAAGATCAACTATGACCTCATGAATGGTATCATACATGAGGAAGATATGCTGGCCTTCTTCAATCCCTATGGCTTTGAGGATACTGATGCGCCTGGTAAGATTCAGCACTTCCCCATCATCAACTCTAAGATCAACGTCCTCCTCGGTGAAGAGTCGCGTAGGCCCTTTGACTATCGTGTCATCGTGACCAACCCCACCGCGGTGTCAGACATGGAGGAGATGAAGAAGCAGCAGGTGATGGAGAATATCATGGCTGTCATGGAGTCAGGTATCACTGATGAGGCTGAACTCAAGGAAGCATTCAACGAGATACAGCATAGGTACGCCTATAAGTGGCAGGACCTACGTGAGATCCGTGGTAATGCCTTCCTCAAGCACTACTCTTCTGAACTCTCACTGCCGCTGATGTTCAACAAGGGATTCCTTGATGCACTCATCGTAGGTGAGGAGATCTATAGATGTGACATCGTAGCTGGTGAGCCTACTATCGAACGTCTTGACCCTATGAAGGTACGAGTCTTCAAGTCTGGCTCATCGGGAAGTATTGAGGATGCTGACATCGTCGTGGTGGAGGACTATTGGTCTCCTTCACGCATTCTAGATATCTATGGCGATAGCCTGTCAAGGGAAGAGATTGATAAGATACACTCTGGCTCTTCCTCAGGACTTATAGGTGGTGAAGGAGATAACTTCACCGTCGCAGAGATGTTCGGTCGCTTTGGTATCCATTACTCTGGCCCAAACGATGCAGCTATCTACAACGGCAATGATGTGGTCACACGTCTCACACCTTATGACTTTGAGGGCAACGTCCGCGTCATGCAGGTCTACTGGAAATCTATCAGGCAGGTGAAGAAGATCACCTCTATCGATCCTATGACCGGTGCTGAGGTATCTACACTCATGCCTAGTGACTATAAGGTAGATGAGCTTGCAGGTGAGACAGCGAAGATCATGTACATCAACGAGGCCTGGGAAGGTGTCCTCATCGGAGACGACATCTACGCTAACCTCGGTCCCAGGAAGATCCAGTTCAACAGGCTGTCTAATCCTTCCAAGTGTCACTTCGGTATAGTAGGTAGTATCTACAACCTCAGCGAGGACAAGCCTTACTCCCTCGTCGATATGATGAAGCCGTATAGCTACATGTACAACCTTGTGCATGACAAGCTCAACAAGATCATCTACGACAATATCGGTAAGGTAGTCCAGCTGGATATGGCTAAGCTCCCAGCCGAGATGAAGTATGAGAAGTGGTGGTCTATCCTGAGGAAGATGAAGATGGTCGTGACCAATTCATTTGAGGAAGGGAAGGTTGGTGTAGCTAAGGGTAAGCTGGCAGGCGCGCTGAACAACAATGTAGCTGCCTCTATCGACCTTGACCTCTCCTCATCCATCATGAACCACGTCCAGCTTCTAGCTTCTATCAAGGAAGAGATGTCTGATGTGGCAGGTATCTCTAGGCAGCGGGAAGGTCAGATCTATAATAGGGAGACTGTAGGAGGTGTTGAGCGCGCCACACTGCAGTCATCGTATATCACCGAGTGGATATTCACCATTCACGAGGATGTCAAGAAGCGCGCGCTAGAATGCTTCCTCGAGGTCGCAAAGATTTCACTACGCTATGGGTCAAAGAAGTTCGAGTACATCCTCCCAGACCAGTCTAGGCAGATCATGTCTGTCGGTGGAGAAGAGTTTGCAGAGTGCGACTATGGTATCACTATTGATTCTTCTCGTGGGACGATGGAGATCAATCAGAAGCTGGATATGCTGGCTCAGGCCGCTCTCCAAAATCAGGC